ATTACAAGGTCGTCCAAGTGTTTATTATTTAGATCGTCAAATCACCCCTATTCTTAATTTATGGCCTGCGCCTTCTAATCAATATAATTGTTTGCAATATTCCTATAAACAAATGATTCAGGACGCCGGAGCTTTTTACACGAACGCTTTGCAGATTCCGTCACGTTTTTATTCCGCTTTGATATGGGGTTTAAGTTATCAACTTGCCTTAAAATATAATCCTCAAGTAGCCGGCGCATTTAAAGGCGAATATGAGCAATCATTTAATCTTGCAACGATATCGGATTCAGAATCTGTAAACATAAGTATTCGTGGCGATGAAGACTATGGAGAGATTTAAATGAGTTGGGTTAATCGTTGGAAAGGGAAAAATGTAGTTATTGATGCAAAGCATCCTTCGGCACTCGGAGTATGCGATGAAAGTGGTCTTGACTTTAACCACAAGGATTTGGTTAAGCAAATGGAATGGCGCGGGGATAGGTTAGTGTGGACCGGTCTTATGGTCGGCAAGCCTTATTTAGATGTGCCGTCAGAACAAAATAGACCGCCGCTTGTAAAAGCTGATCCACGCCCCGTAAAAAATCCAAGATTGCCAGGCGATGCGGCTTATACCGATCCTAATGAAAATCAAGTTTTGCCCAATACGCAACTAACGACAAAACTACAAAATATTAATTGGGGAAATTAATGAGTGATCCAAATACGTTAAGAATACTGGAATTAGACGGAGGGGGAGAAAGAGGGTATTTATCTTTAAAATTTCTTCAGTTATTTCTTAATCAATGGCTTGGGCCGAGTATTACAAATATTGCCCCTTATTTTGATGTTATTTGCGGCACTTCTATAGGAGGTGTACTAGCCCTTAGTATGGCATCAGGACAGAATCCATATAATCTTGATTCTTTTTTTACTGTACAGGGAAAACAATTGTTTAGTACAGATGGAGTTGACTCAAATAGAGCAAGTACTCTTGCTAAGCTTTCTTCGCTTACTGTTAGTGGAGTTCCTTTTTATTCTACGCAAGGAACATCTAATACTTATGGTTCTAATTTATTGGTAAGCGAATTACAAACAATGTTTGGATCAAATACAATGCAGTCCTTACAAACAAAGGTTGTAATACCTACGTATAAAGTTGATTTAAGAGGGGATAATACACTTAGTAAAGGTGTATATACTTTGTGTTCTAATGTTAATACTCCGGGGTTCGTGGGTCAAAATGAGTTGATTAGTAATGTGGCATTAGCTACATCAGCCGCTCCTTTTTATTTGCCTTCAAGACTTATTACAAGTATTAATCCTCAAGATCCTACCTATTTAAATGGTAGGTATGTTGATGGTGGTGTATATGCTAATAACCCTGCTACATTTGGCAGAAATTTAGCCCAGATATTAAAGCCTAATGCTAATAGATGTTGTGTATTATCAATAGGTACAGGTCTTGGTGAAATGGGATTCGATGACCCGACTCCAAACCGTCTAAAACTAACTGACTCAGATCCCTTAGTTAGCATTACTAATTTATTCGGATTGTTTGATGTCGCTGTTACTGGAGGACAAGAAAGCGTTGCTCGAAGTTTATTCCTTGAATCACAATATACATTATCTAGATTATATTATTATCGTTTTCAACCGGTTTTAGACGCGTCTTTGGATACGGAGCTTGATAATACTGACGATAGTATACTTACATATTACCAAGACACTGCTCTCAATGGTTATAATAGCGATTTAGATAATATAACTACATTTATAGGCCATTTAACAGCATGAAATTTGATGTTTTACACAATTTTATTTCGCCTGTAACCGGTAGAATACTCTCTACTAATAATTATGTATTAGTAGGAAATAACGCAGGGATTGCCATACCCTCTCCTGATTTAATTGATTTAAAATTAGACTTGATTAATTTAAGAGTAGACTTTGATGTAGCTTCTTCTGCCTCATATATTCTCGGTTTTTTTAACTCTAAATTACCTAATGCTCAAGTATTACGTTCTTTATCTGATGGTTTTCTATTTAATACTGCTGGTATTGTTAGTACTACTCCAATTGCCGATATAGGTAATGTTAAAGGTCCTGACCCCGCTACATCTGTGGACACTAATGTAGCTATATGGGATGGAAACACTGGTAGAAAAATTAAAGACGGGGGGATTGCAATTGCCGATATAGGTAATGTTAAAGGCCCCGCTTTTTCCCTCTCAGGAAACATAGTTTTATGGGATGGTTCTAGTGGTCGATTAATCAAAAATAGCCTTTTTTCAACTGAAGAACTTTTAGAGGCAGCAACTGAGGCAGGGGCAACTTCTGCTGCGTCATCAGAAGTGGCAGCTGCGATAGCACAAGCGGCGGCTAAGGAAGCTATAGCAGCTGCCGCAGTAGCTACTGCCGCTGCGGCTTTTTTTCTTGCAACTGATGCAATTTTTAAAAAAGGTTCAAAAGGTAGCTCTGGTGCTTCCGGCGTAGCTGGACCGCCTGGAGCAGCTGCACAATCTGGATTATCTACATTAGTTATAAATGCTAATATTGATATAAATAATTCTAGAATAGAAAATCTAGCCAGCTCTCCACAAGCTGATTTTGATGCAATAAGTGCTCGTTTTGTTTGGGATTTATTTAACGATAATGTTGAGATTAAATGGCAATAACATAATTTATATATGAGGAATATACTATGCCAATGAGTACTATAACAGTTGCAGGGATTAATCCAAGTCTAAATATTCTAGGAGCTACGCAACAACTTAACTATACGCAACCACTATCTACTTTACAGATAACTAATAGTTTTGTTCCTATTATTGCCATTCCATCGCAATTTAATCATGAATATAGAAATAATTTATTTTCTGGGTTTAGGTGGACTCATCTGACGACTAATACCGATACTTATGGTTCTTTGACATTACAGAATTTTGTCAACGCATCTCTTATTGGTAACAACCTATTAAGGTTTAGTAATTCGGGAGTAGATATATATGAAATTGTAAATCTTAATAACAATAAAATCACAAATTTAGCTGATGGGGTTGCTGCTAATGATGCAGTTAATTTTAGCCAGTTAAACGCAGTCGGTACTAATGGCGGAGTATTAGCTTCGCTTTATATGAGCGGCAATTTAACGACTACCACGATAACAATGAGTAATACTTTTTATAAAATCGCTGGTTCTACAACAGCAACTTTGGTAAATAACTTTAGTAGCCCCGCGAATAACAAACTTCAATACACAGGTTCTAATCCTATTGAAGCATTAGTAAGTGTTAATATATCAGCAAAGCATACAGAGATTGGGGGAAGTACAATCGGTCTTAGTGTTTTTAAAAATGGCACAATACAAATCGCCGCTGCAAATTATGCTTTTCAATTATCTACAAATTCAGCTACTTCTCTTTCGTTATCGGTACCTGTAGCATTTATTACGACTGATTTTGTTGAGGTGTTTATAACCTATAACGCGGGAGTTAATCCCGTGTTGGTTACTGACATGAATTTAACGGTAACAATATAATAGATAATTATAATTTTTAAAAAAATCTGTTATAATAAACTTTTCCACAGTTTCTACGAAACTTAAAATCGTATTACCGGTTTAAACGTTCTTAGCCATAAAAAGAATCTTGAGAATTTTTTAAAAATTTTAGGATTACTTTTATGCCGAGACCGCCAATAACAACTTTTTCAAGCTTAGCAGTTAAAGAAAGTCCTACTAACAACAATAACGGTTTCTACGCACCGCAATTAACTGCGGCACAAATAGCGGCTATTCCAGTAGATACCCTTGTTAATGGGGCTATCATATATAATACAACCACTAATCAGCTTCAAACTCAGGTTAACGGGGCAACACAAAACATTCCTATTGGTGGAGCAGGACTGGGTGATGTAGTTGGTCCAGTTGCAGCGGTTGATGATAACATAGCTACTTTTGATGGAATTACAGGTAAACTAATCAAAAATAGCGGTGTAGCTATTAATCGAGTACCTGCGCCTCTTCCTTTTCGCCAATTTTCACGTTCGCTTTTAGCTCCAAATGTTCTTATTAATGAGATTAGTAATTTGGGTCATATTAATTTTATCAATGGGCTTGGGATTATTTTCGTTGATGGACTTACTCCTGTGGAGTTTATAACTAACGATTTTGGTGTCGATTCTCAAGTTTGTTCTTTATTTACCGGAGGATTACCAAGCTCTTCTACAACTCCTTCTGCATT